CGTCCGGCCTTCACCAGTACGGCGGCGAGATTCAGCAGGACTTCCTACGGCAACTCCGAGGTAAGCAGGCTTACGCCAACTACCGGGAGATGGCTGACAACGATCCCGTAGTCGGCGCGATGCTCCACTCGATCGAGATGCTGATCCGTGCGGTCGACTGGACAGTCGAACCGTCCGACCCGGACGACGAACGCTCCATCGCGGAGGCGCAGTTCGTGTCGTCCTGTCTCGGGGACATGAGTGATTCGTGGGCCGACACGCTCGCCGCGATCATGGGCTTCCTCGTCTACGGCTACTCGTATCACGAGATCGTCTACAAGCGGCGTCAGGGCTACACGAAGGACCCGCGCACCCGCTCGAAGTACACCGACGGACGGATCGGCTGGCGCAAACTCCCGACCCGTTCACAGGAGACCATCGACCGCTGGAAACTCGACGACAACGGCGGCATCAGAGGCGCATACCAGAACGACCCGAACTCCCGGAAGAAGGGCGTCGTCTACCTGCCGATCGAGAAGGCGCTCCTGTTCCGCACCACCTCGAAACTGAACAACCCGCAAGGCCGCTCCATTCTCCGCAACGCCTTCATCCCGTGGTACTACAAGCGCCGCATCCAAGAGATCGAAGCGATCGGCATCGAGCGTGACCTCGCCGGTCTCCCTGTCGCGCTCGTCCCGCCGCAACTCCTGTCGAACGCCGCGACCGCCGAGGAGCGTGCCGCGCTCGACGCGATCAAGCAGATCGTCCGCAACGTGAAACGTGACGAGCAGGAAGGCATCGTGTTCCCGCTCGCCTACGACCCGGAGACCGGCAACCTCGCGTACGACCTGAAACTCCTGTCGACCGGCGGACGCCGCCAGTTCGACACCGACGCGATCATCGGACGCTACGACCAGCGCATCGCGATGACCGTGCTCGCTGACTTCCTCCTCCTCGGTCACGAGAACGTCGGCTCGCAAGCGCTCTCCGTGTCGAAGGTCGACCTGTTCGTCCGGTCCCTCGACGCCTACCTGTCCGAGATCGCCGAGGTGTTCAACCAGCACGGCATCCCGCGCCTGATGCGTCTCAACGGTGTCGACGAGGCGCTGTCGCCGTCGTTGACATGGTCGACTCCGAAGTCCGTCGATCTCGGCGCACTCGGCTCCTTCATCACTTCGCTCGCTCAGGCTGGCGCTCCGCTGTTCCCCGACGAGAGCCTCGAAGGGTACCTGCGGGGCGTCGCCGGTCTCCCCGTCGGCGAGGCCGAGGAAGTCTGACCTATGCCCGGCTCGATCCGGGCTGTCCGCCACCGGGTCGACCCGATCCGAGGCCGAGGCCGCATCCCGCTGTCGAAGGCGCGGAGCGCTGGACGCCCTCAGTTCCGGGACGCCGGGTCGGACACGCTGTCCCGGCAGGAAGAAGCGATCGCCGACGCGATCCGTGCCGCCTACGACCTCATTCCGCCTGAGAGCCTCCTGAACGCCGTCGAGACGGCTGACACCGCCGGATACGCCCGGACGGTGCTCACAGCCCTCACAGAGGCCGCAGAGGACCTTCAGGACGTCCTCCTCGAATCGTTCGTCGCATCCGGCGAGACGTCAGCGATCGACCTCGGACGGGAACTGTCCCGCCAGTACACCCGAGTCGGGAAGGCCGACGCGCCGTCACCGTCAGATGTCGCGCTCCGCTTCCGGTTCAACGCGACCGATCCGAGAGCGACCGCGTGGGCTCAGACCGAAGCCGGACGGCTCATCACGAACATGGCCGCATCGGAGCAGGCGATGTTCCGTCAACTCGTCGAGCAGTCGTTCGTCGAGTCACGCACCGTCCAGACGACAGCGTCGTCGATCTTCCAGCAACTCCAGACCGTCACCCCGTCACCGGGCGCACGCGACTTCGCGGAAGCGCTCGGCGGCAACCTGAACGGGTTGACGACACGGTACGAGCAGGCGGTGATGAACCGTGTCGCGAACGTCGCTGACGATCTAGCGAAGCGTGGCATCACCGGCACGAAGGCTCTGGATCGGATGCGGAAGGAAGGCGACAAGTACGCGACGAAACTCCGTCGGACACGGTCACGGACGATCGCCCGCACCGAACGGATGATGGCTCATAATCAGGCGCGGCTCCTGTCGTACCAGCAGGCGATCGACGCTGGGATCATGTCGAGGGAACACTCACGGAAGGTGTGGTCCACCGGCCCATTCGACGTCTGCCCGATTTGCGTCTCAATGTCCGGCACCGAAGCGAAGGTCGCCGACCCGTTCACTCTGCCCAACGGATCACAAGTTCAAGCGCCACCGGCCCATCCGAACTGCCGCTGTACCCTTCAGTCCCGGACCGACACGACCCTGTATGACCCGCCGGAGGCTCTCGGCACCGGAGTACCCGGCGACCCATTCCGTGTCGGTGGGCGCGGCCTCAGCCAAACAGGACGGGAGTTGGCATCACAGCCGCTTCCCGCCGCACCGAAGCCGCCGTCGTCTCCGCCGGTCGCCAGACCTCAACCACCGACGCCGTCCCGGGGACGAACCAGAAGTGTCGACACTCAACGCGCCGCCGCCGCCGACTATGCGGAACGGTTCGGAGTAACCGTCGAGCAGATACTTATGTCCCTCGACGACGTTCCGATCCTGCGTCGCAAGGCCCGCGCCGAGGCGTCTCGCCGTGCCGCCGAGGTCCACGCTCAACTCGACGCCCCGAACTTCGGGTCCGTCGCCATGCCCGACCCGCGAGACATCCCGCGCGAGGCGCGCGCCTACGTCGACTGGTACGACAACCTTCACCGGTCCGAGAAGCGACGACTCCGCGACATGGGGTGGACCCGGCGAGGTGCCGCCCAGTCCGTCGACGAAATGGATGAGGCGTACGCCGTCCAGTTCGGATTAGAGACGAGAGGTCTGCCCGGGCAGGCACTCGAAGAGCATTGGCTCCGACTGACCCGCGAGCACGACCTTCTCAACATGGCGCGCCGTGGACGTCGACCCGGCAACCTCAACCGGTACGGAGGAAGCGCCGACTACAACGCGCTCCTGCCGGACCTTCGGTCAGAGGGGTGGGACGTCAACATCCTGATGGCGGGCGACGAGTTCGAGACAGCCGCGATGATCGCGCAACGGCAAGCCGACGACGTCATCGACGAAGCGGCAAGCCTCTTTGGTCGCGCCGGTCGCCGCCCGGTTCACGGCCCGGCCCCGTGGAGGATGTCCTTTCAGTCGTGGGAGGATGAGGTCCGCGACCTAGAGTCCCGCCTGCGATTTGAGTCGGTGTCAGAGGTGGACGTCGCCCGGTACGAAGAACTGGTGCCGTCCGCTCTCGACAACGGCGCAGACTACGAAGAACTCTACGCCACCATCATTGAGACCGCCCGGTACGCCGAGTTTGACGTCGCCGACTACGCAACGATCCCGTGGATGTGACCAGATGCCCGTCGACCCCGTAACCATAAGAACCCGTCTACTGTCTCTGCTTCCGTCCCTCGCCGTCACGACGACAGAAACGGAGCGGGCGCTCGACCAGATGGGCGAGTACCCGAACACCGAGGAGGGTCGACGCGCTCACGCCGCGACCGTCGAACGTCTCACCAGACGCGAGGGATAACCTGCGGATGTGGCTATCAGCGTCCCCTCGTACGTCGCGTCAAACGCCCGCAGGGGGCTCGACATGCTCGAATACGCCGGGGACGGCCTGCGACCCCGCACGATCCGTGAGGCGCGCTCTATGGCCCGAGGAGAGGTCTCTGCGGACAAGGTGCGTCGCATGGCGGCATGGCTCGCTCGACATGACGGCGATCTGAGGTCCCCGAAGGCTGACGCCTACCTCGACGGCGAGTCTGACCGTCCGACACCGGGACAGGTCGCGTGGCTCCTCTGGGGAGGCGACATCGGACGCGGCGACCGGGATCGTGCTCGCGAGTGGGCTGAACGGACCCGTGACCGGCTGATCCGGGAGGGCGAACTCGAAGCCGCGACACCCGGCGAGGTGCGTGTCGGGACTGCTGTCCAGTACCCGGTGCCGAAGCCGCCCGATCCGACCGAGTACGCGACCGGGATCGTGACCCGCATCTCCCGCACCGGCACCGTCGAGATCGGCGGCGAGAACCGGGACGCGACGACCGCTGACCCGGCTGTCATCATCGAGGTGTACGCCCGGCAAGGCGACGAGTTCGTCGAGACCGATCGGCGTGTCGTCCGCAACGTCTCCGAGGTGCGTGTCATCGGCTCGATCGCCGACCGCATCCGCAAGGAGGTGTCCGACCGCATCCGGCAAGTGCTGGAGCGCAAGGTCGAGGAGCACAACGCGAAGTA